TAACTCAATACGCGCTGGCCGTAGACCTCGTAATAGACCGTAGTTGTACCCGATTGGAGACCCCCTAATACCAGATAGTAATTGACCATCACATACTCGCTCTGGTCCACCATATCGAACTCCGGGGTGGTCACGGTGGTGGGGGCGGCATAATCCGGGTTGTTCTCAAGGAACTCGAAGGTGTAGTTCGTCCCGTCATAGCCAACGTGCATAAGATAGTCCTTCGTGAACAAGGGGGTTGTCACGGGGTTAATCCTTGTCCTCTTGTAGAACCTCACCGAGAGTTTTGCCGATGAAGGCGGTCTGTTCGCAGAGAGGATGAAGGTCATTTTAGACACATCCACGGAGGCATTACGCTTCGCATCGGATGCCGTGGGCGGAGGATAGAGGCCGAAGGAGTCCTGGGCCAACGAAATCTCCGCATTGGAAAGGTTGGTCGAGGTGGAGGTGTCAATGCTATGGTCGAAGAAAGCCTTGAGCAAGTCTATCTTGCCGTCCTCTCCCGTGAGGCCGTTATCGAACTCCGAAAGAAGTCCGTCCGGGTCGGGGCGCACCGTCCATATCTGGTCGAGAGGGGCGGAGTCTTGCCAGACAAGACCTGCGGGATAATCCACCACGCCGCCTTCATCCTCATAGGCGCGGAGGTCGCCAACCGTCATTCCCTTTATCGTAGGGTAGATTTCCTCAAGGTCGTTCTTGCCGTCAAAGTACACTCGCTTCGGACGGAGGCCATTGACAATGATAGACGGCAGGCTTGACAAATATGCTTTCAACGGAGACGGTTTCGCGGGCGTTCCCTCTGAATCCCAATAGTCAATCGGGATCATAAGGTTGCGGATGTCCGCAGAGTCCTTCAAATAAATGTCCTTGCCGTTGTAGTATCTGGGAGGAAGGTTTCTCTCGCTCCCATAGGCATAGAGGCGGTTCACTATCTCGCCCTCGTTGGCAACGGCCCTCTGGATGGACTTCAAGCCCTTGCCCTTGCCGTAGATGTAATCCTGCCCGGCCAGACCGGGGGCGCCGATGGTAATCACGCCACCCATCTCCAAGTGGTCGGGTGCGGGTAACGGCTCGAACAACCAACCCACCTCCGGCCAGACCTCGTAAATCCTCTCCAATGCTCCCAGAAGGCTGATGCCACCGCTTACGGAGAACTCCCTCGCCTCGGCCATCAATGAGGCCAATTCGGGATTGGAGGACACTTGCACCGTCCAGAGGCCCGGATAGGCCGCATTAAGGCACGATTGGATGCGCCTCGCTATGCCGTCCACCGCCTCAAAGGTCGAGAAAGACTCCTGGGTGGAGAAGTGTTGCCTGTTGTCCGAAATCACAAGGTCCTCGAAAGGAAGGAAATCAAGCACCTTCGATGCGTCATAGAACACCACCGAATCGTACTCGAAGGCATCCCCGGCCTTGCGGGGCCTCGCGGTCTTTTTGAGTTGCGGGAGTGTGAGCATAAAGTAACGGTAGCCCGTCCTCGTCTCCGTCCCGTCAATCTTTACGGTGTAATCCACATAGCAACCCACTTGGAAAGGAATGGTTGTAGGGTTGCAGATACGGCGGAAGGTAAGCGTACCCGGCTTCATATACGCACCGTTGTACGAAGGCTCCCCCTCGTACAATAAATGACCTTCTGGTGAGTATATCTTAAACCGCATAGCCTATCCCTCCACGATGTTATTGTTTGACACAATCAAGTGGGTGGCGGGGTCGTTCACCTTGAGGACTACCCGGAAGATAACCCTCGTACCGCCGCTCCACGAATCATAATCGCCCTCTCCGGGCATCTGGAACTCCACAAGCCGCACATCCTTGAAACCGAATCCCGTCCAAGAATCGTAGGTCTTGAAAAGGCCGTGGGAAAGGAAGGTGCGGAAGGAACGCACACCGCCGTTGAGGTCTTGTATTGCCTCGTCCTCGGTGTCGCCCCGTGAGAACATCACGCACTCCATAGTGAAGGTGAAAGCCTCGAAATAGAGGCCGGAGGCGGGTATGTATTCCTCGTCTCCGTTCTCGTCCTTCCATTGGTTCTTGTAGGGTTCCTTGACCTTGAGGGCCATCGGGTAGTCGTGTGTCTTAATGACCACCTTGTAGGTCTCCAGAAGGTCTATGAGGCTCTGCCCTTCGTATTGCACATAGAAGGGCTTGTAGTCAGATATGGGCGGAACATATAGCATACGCAACAAATATATTTTCCATATATGGAAATTGTGGAATTTTTATTCCGCAATATTCCTTCGGTTAGGCCATTTCCACCCTCAATACCATCGGGCTGGTTGCTCCGGGGGCGCCAATGACGGACTGGAGTTCGGAGAGGATGGTGGCGGTGTTCTCTGCGGTGTTGTAGGTGTTGGCGGCGATCTGCTGAACATAGTCCGCGAGGTTGGGGGTTATCGCCCTTGCTATGTTCTCCACATTGAGCCAACCGCTTTCGGCCATACTCCGCATATAGGACACATCGGCTCTTATCGCATTGAGGTAGGAGGCAAGGAGTGATGCCGTTTCCTCGGTAATGCTCTTTATGCCCTTTCCTACGGAGGAAGAATCGTCACTTCCTTCTGCGGCCTTGAAGTAAGGGTCGAAGGCTTTGAGGATATTCTCAAAGAGTGGCGCGGAGTCCTGGATTCCTTGCATTGCACCCGCGAGTCTCTGCATAGCATCCTCGTATCGGCCTTCCCGGAAATCTGCTACGAGTTGGTCCTTTATGGGGTCCAAGAACCTATCCATAATGGTACTCTGGATAAGCATTTTGGCGTATCTTTTCGCCACATCGTCCAGAATATCGGCATAGTCAAGGGCTGCGTTGCCGGCCTCAATCCATTGGTCTACGATGGCATCGGCAGCATCGCCGGCGAGATCGTCCACTATGGATGCGGTTACATTCGCAATTTCATCTAATGCGAGTTGATACTTTTCTGAATAATCAATAGCATCCAGAAGCCATTGTTTGCTCTCGGAATCAAGGTCGGTGTAGGCCGTAATAATATCCCTCAACGTGCTTGCGTCAAGATTTCCGTTAGCGTCAAACAAAGCCCCTCCTACTTGGTGTGCATACCAAGATAACTCCATTGTGTGATTCCCGGCGGTAATGAAGCGAGACGGGTTTGTATAATACCCTGGCATCCTCCCATCAGGATTAGGATAGTGATTTGTTAGGGGCTTATTAATGTCCTCTAACTCTTTGATGTCTTTGACGGCTTGATGAATCCTTGCAAGAGCATCGTCACCGAACAGGCTCTTTCCGGCATCGGCCAACTCGTTCTTAAAATCTTCCATCCCGGCATCGCGGATAACCTCGCGGAGATTATCGCGGAGTTGCGCCGCTTTTGTCTCGGCCTCGGTAAAGCCGTCTACAAGTTGGGTAATAAGGTCGGTGACACCGCCAATGATAGCGCCCCACCAACCGCCCCAAGCCTTTGCGCCTTCCTCTGCGGCCTTCATATTCTGGGCTATCCTGCCAACCGCATCTGCGGCCTGAACAAGGCCCCTATTGCCCGTTGCCTCGCCATACTCCTTCAGAGAGTTGGAAACCGAAAGGAATTGCTGGGCAATGTACTTTGCTTGCTTGCCAATCTTTTTCCACCTTTCGGGGTCTACGGTCTTATCTATCTTGCCCTGGGCGAGTGTCTTTAACTCGTCTATGAGCATCTGGAGCAACTTCGAATCTCCCTCCAACTCCTTGCGAATATCCTCCGGCACATCCATCTTGGAAAGGGCATCACGGATGGCGTTTATCTGCGAAAGGCTCTTGTCGCCCCAATTCGTGAGGTCAAAGCCCTCCATCTGCTCGTTAAAGATGCTCTTTGCAAGGCCACGGATTTTCTCTCTGGTGTTGCGGTTGTTGTAGTCCTTCTCCTGTTGAGCCTGGGCCTTAATCTCCTTAATCCGATTTGTACGATATTCTTCCCAATAGGCATCGGCCAAACTCTTTTGTTCTTCCTCCGAAAGCCCGTTGTCCTTGATAGTCTCAAGGTACTTCTTGACAACGGCCTCTTTCTCCTTATCCAGAGTGTCGGTAAGGTTCTTTACGGTGTTATCGGCCTTTGCATTGGCGGAGGCAAGGTCTGCAAGGAGTTTGCTTATCTTTGCGGCGGTCTTTTCTCCCTCCGTACCAAAGTTCTTGGAGAGATACTCGCTAATCTTCTTTTCGGCCCTTTCATATTCCTCTGCGGCCTTCTTATTGGCTTTGAGTTCCTTCTTTGCCACCGAAAGGGCATCAGTTCCCAGACGGCCTTCAATAGCGTCTGCGGCATCGTTGCCCGCATCACCCAGGGTACGGAGTTCGGTCACGGCTTTCCCTATGGAGGTCTCAAGGCCGGAGAAGTAGCCGGATTCCTTGCCCGTCACCTTACCCATCCAATCGGAAGCGGCAGAAGTGTCTCCACCAAAAAACTCCCTTTCGAGTTCCTTGCGGATATTGAGGTATCTTTCAAGGATTGTAACTTCTCTCTGAAGGTCGGATATTCTCTCTTTTGCCGCACGATCCGCAGCATTGGCATTCCCCCATTTATTTGTTGTGGAGGTTTTAGGGGCCGGGCTGGGAGGAAGTGGCCCGATGAAGTCGGGGTCGAGTTCCGTTCCACGAAGCCCTAATGCGGCAACGGCCTGGCGGAGATCATAGAGCATCTTGTTCCTCGCCTGGGATGCGTTCTGCAACACTTCCTCAACGAGTTTCCGCACACCCTTGTTACCGCCAATAATGTTACCAACGGAGCCACCGGCAAAGCCCTCCACATCCTCAATACCACCGCCGTTTTTCAACACATCACGAACTGCGGTCATTATGGTGTAAGCCTGCGCCGGGGAGTATTTGCCGTAAACCTTCTCGGAAAGTTTAGAGAGGCCCTTTTCGTTTATATCGTTGGCCCAATCTTCCTCTTGCTTCTTAAACTCCAGATAACTCCTTTCCCTTGTTGCTTGCTCTATTGAGGTCTTGAGGTTGTCATAGGTTGTGGCAAGCGAACCAACCTTATCAATTTCGGCATCAAGACCGCTAAAGTATTTCCCGTAGGTGCTTACAACCTCCTTCTTTGCATCATTCCACTCCTGTGTGCCTTTCTTTGCCAGACGGAGTTTCGCGTCAAGGAGGTCCAACTTGTCTATCTCGTTGCCAATCTCCTTATCGGTCTCTCTGATAAAGGCGGTTGCCTGGTTTTTCAGTTCCTGGGTTTTCTTGACCGCATTGACTATTCCCACAACCAACCCGGCAACAATAGCACCGAGTAAAGCATATGGATTCTTTGCTATCCAATCGCCAATCGCCTTGAGGGATGAAAGGAGTTTGTGGTTTGCGAGAAATGCCTCAAGCGTTTTGGCCTTCACTCCATCCAGAATGATTTGTATGGTCTTGAAAGCACCAAAAGCCGCCACAATCGAAGGAATAAGCCTACCAAGTTCATCCAGATGGGAAACGAGGTTGGTCACAGCATCAACCGCACCCTTG